GTATCCCGGCAAAACACCCCGGGAGGACCCATTGAAATTTTATGGTCAAAAATCAATCACGATTGTCGAAAATCGACCTGATTGAAACTGCTCCAGCATGGTCGATTTTCGAGCAGTTTTACCCCGCCGCAACCGCAGCTTCGTAAGCCTGTTCACCCGTCTGCGTATCACTATCAATCACAATCTTCAGGTCCTTCTGTCTCACCGGCACAGCATCAGTCTGTCCCGATTCCGTCACCAGAAACGTGCCCCAATAGACGCCCGCCGCATCAACACCCGTGCTGCTGAAATCATAGTTAACCGTGCCGCTTGCAGCAGTCACCACAGTAACACCTGTTGATGTTGCTGCAATCTTTGTTGTCCCATCCGCAGCATTGACCATCTTGAACGTGACTGTCAGCCCTGTCAGGTCGATAGCCGCGAGAGTGCGGCTTGAATCAGGCTGCTGCAATGTGACCGGCAGTACTGTCCGCAGATCCCCGACCCGTCTTCTGTGTACCTGTGCTGTCATCGGCTTGATCCCTCAATAGTCAATCGCTGCTGTGATGTACCGGTTGTCGCGAGTCGCTCCATTGATGTGCCTTCAATACTTAGTCGCTGGCGTGATGTCCCGATCAGCGAAAGGCGTGTCGTGACGATGGCTGGATCTGAACCGCCCCACGTCCGAGCATTAAACGTCCGAGCATTAAAAGCCCGCTGATTAAATGTCCTCAAACTCATGTCACCACCACTGCTGATCTATTGCCGCTCGCATCGACAGTGATCGTTAGCGTTGCGGATGGCCCAACAAAGACTTCCGTTGACGTTCCAGCCCCGGTGACTGTGCCGGTCGCCACTGCTTCAATTCGATTGATTTGCAGAGCAGTAGCGGAGTCCAGTACCGCTGCTCGCTCCGCCCTCGCTAGAGCAACCTCGCCGTCAACCCCAGTCAGTGTGACGTAAAGGATGTAACTCACACCATTCACGATGAATTCCAGCAAGTATTCACCCGCTGGAATCACCGACACTTCCCCGAACGTGCAGACAAATCGAGAGGCAATCGTGCCGCTCGTAACAACCGTGTCAGCAGTTGCAACCAATGTCGCAATCGTGTCAGGATCACGCAACTTCGCACCGAAAGTTCCGGTGTAGCCGTATGCGTCGACGTTGACTGTCTGTGTGGTCATGTTTCATCCGTCGTAGGTGGATCAACTGGTTGTGCGGCCTGTTGAAGTGCTTGCACGATTGGAGCGTATTGATTGACTGAGACGGCAACTCGCTGAGCTGGTTGTGCGGCCTGTTGAAGTGCTTGCACGATTGGAGCGTATTGATTGACTGAGACGGCAACTCGCTGAGCTGGTGGGACGGCAGCCAGTGCAAGCCCAAGAGCTTCAACGAGTACGTCCGCTTGTTGCAGGGTTAGTTCGACTTTCATGGGGTCACATTCCAAAATTTGTTAAGGTTTCCGATGACCAAACCATTTTGGCCAATCGTGTATTCAAATGCGGCCGTCTTGTACCGATCGGGCAAAACACCCGGATAAGCTGCGTCGATAAATTGAGTCAGTCCTGCGGCTCCCGTCAGGATCTGGATTGCAGCCGCTCCAAGGGTGTCGATGACTTGCTGCATCTCCTGCACGCTGTATCGACTGCCGTTGCTTACAAATGCGGTGACGGATACACCATCAACTTCGGTCGTCACGTCACTACCTGATACGCCCCAAAAATCCTCGAAACTATCCTTGTACTGTTGCAGGATCGAGGCTTCGAGTTGATTAGCCCTGATGGCTTTATTGCGAGCGTGTTCGGATGCGTCGAATGTTGCTGATGGGATTTCAAATGGCATGATAATTACCTTAAGCGAATGTGAGTGCTGCTCTGCGTGTAGTTCCGTCTGATCCACGATAGACCAGATTCCCGGCTGTGTCGGATGTCATTTCGATGCTGAATTGACCGTTGGTTTCGAGCGTGACTGATGCTGGTGGTACTTGGATGATTGTGCCACTTGCCGTGATGGCGGCACATGCCAAAGACCCCAGAGCGTTATTCGATGTCGTCCCTATTTGCACCACACCAGCGGACTGGCGACTTATTGTCGCATCAGCAGCCGCATCAATACCCGCGGATATATTAGCAAACCCAAACGCGACCGTGTTTTGTAAGCGAAACCCTCCTGATGTTGACGCAGAGAAAATCGGAACTGTGTTAATATACCCAGCAAGTTGACCACCCACACCAGAACTAAGACTAATCCTAGACTCAGTACCGATAATTTGTCCACTCGCCGTGATCGCCCCACAGGTTAGGGCTGCGTCGGCTGAGTTGGCAAGATTACGAATTGCCAATCCACTATTTGCGTATAAGCCCAGTGTTGCTGTCGTATGTCGTACTAACTTAGCATCTGTAGTTCCAGTTTGGGCATTATTTATAGTACGAAACCCAACTGATCCAACCGCCCGCAAAGAAAATTCATTATTGCCAGCGAAGAAAACCGGATTGACGGCATCCCCCCGATTAAAGGAAACTTCACCATTCGTCGCCACACTCAACGCAATCGTAAACGTCCCGTCAGCAATCCTATGCCCAATATTGATCGGCAGATTCGCACCACCTGCACTGCCGAGGAAACTGCTGATCTCGTAGGCTGTCTGTGCAGCATTGGCACGAATGTCCAGCAGGCCGAATGAAGTCGCGGAGGTGTAGGTGTTCGTGATCTGGATTGAGGTTGGAGACGTGCCGTTGCGGGTGAGGATTGTGCCGCTCGCCGTGATTGCACTGCAGGTCACTTGGCCGCAGTCCAATTTCGCCACACTGGATAAGGTGCGATCCCATAGTTTCAGCGTACCGTCTGTACGGACATCAAATTGAATTCCAGCGGTCGAGGCATTGTTAGCCAGTCGCAGAGTTCCGTTTACATCAATGGCTCGTAATTGTGATTTTGTTGCCCATGCTACCTGTGTTCCTGCTGACAAATTCAAGTCATTTGTTAAGGCCACGTGGTTAGAAAACGTCACAATCCCAGTCGTCGCAACAGTCAGCCCTGCAAACGTCCCAGCCGCTGACCTGTTCCCAATCCTTACCGCCTGTAAACTTCCGCCCGCAGATCCCTGATACGACACACCGACATCATAAGCTGAATCAGTCGCGTTCCAGCCGGATTGGATCCATTCGCGGGATGTTGCAGAGGTGAATGTCTTTTCGATTGTTTGGATGACTGCTGTTGTTCCATTTGCTTGGTACAGATTTCTGCACCCCAACAAATCTCTTCCGTTGGTAACACCCAGCGTGACGCTAGTGGATACTATTTTAAGATTCTGGTTCCCATCGCTTAGATTTAGGATTCCAGCCTTTCCCTGTATAGTGAGATTTTGGCCGCCTGGTACCTCCCAAGTAGTGGTAGTAGTCTCGTTGGAGGTAATTAAGTTAGTTGATGTGATATTCCCGCACGTCAGCCCATACTCCCCCAGCGTAACCGCACCAGTCGCACCCGTGTAGGGGACGTACCCACTCAAGTCTGCATGTGTCCGAATCTGTGCAGCCGTCAGCAACACCATCGCACCAGCAGACGCACCGACCGGCAGTCCGTAGATTCCCACGGCTGGTTGTTGGATTGTGTCGATTGGTGGTGCTAGTGGCATTTGATTTCCTCAATGTTTTCGGAAGCAGCGGAATCGAAGCCCGCTGCTACTTTATTCGTTCGGTACGTTCGCCACTTTGCTATTAGACACGCCATCAACGCCCGTTCGGTTCATCCATCTGTCATAGAGCTGCTGCGTCTGCTCACGCTCGTCTCGATGCGACTCCGTCAGGCTCTCGTATCCCTTTTGGATCTGCTGCAAATGTGCCGGAATGCCGACCGTCATAGTATAGTAGCCACCCCAACCAATCGCGCACAAAATAGCCATGAGCAGCACATTATTAAATGGCTGACCCGCCGCCCATGCGATCACCTGACTTGTGATTGGTTTCGCTTCTTCCGTCATTGTTGTGAGTCCTGTTGCCAAATTCGTTTTCTGATCGCAGCGACAATCCATAGCAAAAGTTCTGGAGCGATTTGCCAGAACAGCCACACTACAAGTCCAGCGGATAGTGACGCTGCAATCTCTTCGTTTGTGTCTGTTGCCTTTAGTTTTCCGCTGTCAGCCCACCGAAGCATTTTGCGGCCATACTTACCGATCGACCGTGCGTCATCCAGATTAGTCCGCCCACCGCTGACCATCCGCTGATGCTCATGGATGACGCTGGCGATAATTGTGTCTTCGATTGTCATTCGAATTCGATCCTCACATCGGCCCAAGGTCGCACACTGAACTCGATTCGATCTCTGTACTGCTTTACGGTCGTTATCCACGCATCAGGCCCCGGAGTTGCGACTCTCACGGCCTCTGAAAATCGCCAGACAATATGATCTTCTTCACGGGTGCCGACCGGCAAAAGCAATTCCCTTAGCTGGATGGTTCGACCACCGACCTCTAATCGACCCGTGTGAAACAAATCAAACAGCATTGCATTTGCTGTCGATTTCACCCGCTCTGTGATTCGCAGAAAGCTCATCGTCGTCGTCCAAACAATCCACGGCGAGGCGAAGGACATTGACCATTCGGGCAGGTTGACCCGCGATTGATCATCTGCACCGGCTGTGATTTGTTCGCCACTTTCCGACCCTCGTGAGCAGCCGCGTGCATGTCGTGCATCTGCTGGTGGCTCATGCCATCGGCGATAATTCCGTGATCTTCGCGGAGGTGTTTCGCGGTCTCAAGGATCGTCGGATTCCAGTTACCATCTACGTTCCACGACAGCTTTAGCGGACCAGAAGAACGAACCGCAGGAGGCTGAGCAACCGGGATTGTCGTTTGAGCCGGGTTCGCCCGTGGTTCCTCCTGCGGTTCAGCAGACTTGATCACCTCCTCCCGTTGGGGTTTCGGAACAATCAGTTTTGCTTCCACTATTTTTAACGTGTCGATGATCTGCTCATTCTGCGACACGATTTCCTGACGTGTCGATTCAATCACCGCGATTGTTTTGCTGTGATGTTCAGCGGCCTGCTGCACAGTTACTGTAAACTCAGCCGGCTTCTGGCTGGCAGTGCCGCCGCATCCACAAAGCAACAAAACGCAAATCAAGTATCTCATGCTGTTGTGCTCCTTACTGCCAGTGCCCCGTTACAGATTGCCTTGCTACCTCGCAGAACACCAAGACCATGACGCCCCCAGCCCTTCCATGAGTTCAGGATCAGTTGGCCCCATGATCCGCGTTCAATCCGCACCCATCGAACACGGCAAACAGAATGGCCCCACCAGTTATAATCTCCGGGTCCGGGGATGTTCAGAAAACCGCATGTGGCCACCTGAGCTGTCGTTAGATTCTGGTCATACACTTGGCGCGTCAGATCAACAAAGTCTTCGTCGATGCGATACTTCACCATCTGCGTCCGCAGCTCTGGCGTGTCGTTTCGCAGGTCGCGAGAATGGAGCGGCCATTGTCCAGCCTGATTGCCTTCCATCGCGTAGCCGATCTCACGTGCGAACTTCGCGGACAGCCCGCACCAGCCACCTTCGTCGCGGCCCTTCTTAATAATTGCCGCCGTCGCGTGTGGATTCAGGCGGATCATCGGCAGATTTCGTCGCAGCCGGTCGAGCATGATCGACTGGCCAGTTGAGTATGCCCAACAGTAACCGTGGCCGTTCTGGTCGAGATTCACGAACGCTGGCGTTCCATTCGGCCCGCTCAAATAAATATGTTCGAGGCTCGATTGCAGTCGCTCCTGCTCATCAAATCGCGAGTCCCATTCTGACTCTGGTATCAACTGCATGTCGCTCGGTGGCGAGAACAACGCCTCAGGCTCTTGCGAGTAGTCGCGAGGCACTAGACCGAACGTCATTCCGGCTGGAAAGAGCACATCGTTGTCCGGGGCTTCCGTGTCAATGATCGGAATGTTTTTGTAAAACTCAGCCACTAGCCACCTGCCTTTTTAAACGTCTCAACCGCTTCTGCTACGGTCTTTGGAAACGGCATCACAGTGGCCTTGCCGTTCACTTCGACAATCAGGCATGGAGCAGGCAGCAGGCTAGGTTTTGCGGCTTCCCACAGAGCGCGCATCGTCGGCTGTTCGCTCGCCGTCTGCTGCTGTGGATCGTATTCACGCCAGCCAACTTGCCCGCCTTCCGGGGTTGTTTTCGCAGTCAGGTATTCGCGGATCTCTTTCGCCCCGGGAATTGCCAGTTGCTCGCCCTGGAGCGTTTGACCGGATTCCTTGACGAAGATGACGCGAAAGGATTTGACCGGTTCCGGAACTGGTGCCGGCGTTGGCTCTGGCTTGTTGTCAGGGCTCACATCGATCCCGCCCGCAAACCAGATCCCCGCAGCAACGCCAACCGCAATCAGCAGCAACGCTTTCAGCCCGCTTAAAAGCCAGGTTGGAATCGGCGGATGCGTGTTATTCCACAATGCCTCAAGTACTTTTGCCTTCGCGTCTTCGCTGAGCAGATCGACGGCAGGCACAACAGTAGGCACCACAGGCACTTTTGCCCGTGACTTGCGTTTGGCTGGTGCCTTTTTTGCGGCTTTCTTGGCCATCGTTTACCACTCCACTGGCAAGGATGTGATAAACCGAAGACCGATCGTGATCACACCGGATGCCGCTGCGATTGCGGCCACAGCTTGCGGGTGTTGCTGGATAAGATCCGAGCCCGCGAATAGAGCGAGGGTTCCGGCTGCAAGCTGCAGAGCCCCGAAGATGCTGGTTTTGCTATACCAGACTTTTTTTACATTTGCAGGCACGGCTACACCTCCGCCGCGAAAAACGGCAGTCAATACAGGGGATCGTATTTTTTGAGGTGTAGCGGTTCCACCGCTCGCTGAAGTCTACAGCAGTTTTGAAATCTGTCCAGGTCAAATCGAAAAAAGTGGCTTAGGGTGTGAGGCAGTGGAAAACCAGTCCGCTGCTCGAATTAAAATTGATCGGGCAGGAATCGCACCTGCTGAGCCGTCGCTCGATGGCCGTCATCCTCTCGGGCTTTACCACCGCGTGTCACTGTCCACGCCTCCGATCAGTGCCCCAAGGCACATTTTCGCGGATCGTCATCAATCCAAACATCGACCTTGAGCCCGCGTTGCTCCATAAAGTCGGTTTTGCTTCCAAGCCCCGTGAAATACACACGCAGGCTGATTCCATGCGATTCCATCCACTCGCTGAGCGTGTCGCGGTTTTCGCCTGTGTCTCTCCGAGCCGTCACGCACACAATGCGGTGCTCTCCAGCCGCGCACAGATCGACGAAGCCACGCCACAGCTCCGCGTCTGCGGTTAATGTCTCATCAAAATCAATTGCAATCAGCATTTGCACTCCCCACTATCGGTGTTCCGATCCGCTGCTAGTCCAAAAATCTTGGCTCACCAGATCCATGCTCCAGCCGATACTGCACAGACTGCTTAACAATTTCAACGATCCCTAGCGTTGCATTTCCGCCGCCCACAAATTTTGCAATCGCAATCACTGACTCTGGGAGTCGAGCGGCAAATGGCAATGTCGGCTCACCGTATGAGGACTTGCGCCCCCCGCCTGGTGCGCGTGTGGCTTTTAATTTGTCATGGTCGTTCTCCTCGAGGCTTGCGGCCTCACAGTTGTTTTGCGTTTCGCACTTTGCGACTCGTATGTCAGTACAATAACAGTATCGGCTTATTGCGCAATACAGAATAATACAGATTGAAAAGATTTACGGAAAGACAGCAAAACTGCAGGCAGGACCGGAATGGTTATCCGCTGTTACTTTCGTCCGCAGTGCATGTCAGGATTGCACCCATCGCACAATCCACGCTCAACACTAGTTTCAAACCTTTTTCCACTCTCGGCACTGAACCGTCCAGTGACTTTCCTGCCGCTGCCGATCCGCACCGCTATGAGATAATTCTTTGGCTAAAATGTGCTTTTCACCGATGGCTGTGATCAGGATTCGCGTTGGGCCAAAACCCTCGTCACCCTCAAGCACATCACCGACCTGCCAACCCTTTTCACGACAGATTTCCGCGTCTGATTTCATCATCATATTCAATCCAAAAAGGGTAGAGGAAGCGTCGTCCGCTCCTACTCGGTCGCAGCCAGTTGTTTCGCGATCTCCGGTTTCCACTCCAGCGTATCTGAGTTTGGATCGCAACAGTTGTCGATCAGGATGTCGCAGCCCATCACAACGCGAGTCCACGCACAATCAACAGCCGCGGCCTTGAACCGTCCGCCCCACAGTTCTCGCAGCTTTTCAACGAACGCTTCGTAATCCAGATCAATCGATTCTTCCTCGAATTCGTCGTTCTCCGGCGTGTGGGTGCCATACTCCATGAACTCTTCGATGAACTGGAAGAACTTGATGCAACGCTCAATGTCTTCCTTGCTCGCTTTGGCCATCTTCATTTCGATCGTCTTTCCCTTTGTTTTCTTCAATTCCCACAAGCAGAGGACACCACGTCCACTGCTATTTGATTGCCTGTTTCAAAATCGCGATTGCCGCAATTGCCGCCTCTTCAATCTTTACTGTGGCTCGCTTCACTGCTGGTTTCACATGAAAGACTTGACCACGAATCCAACCAGCAGAGCGAATGGTTACCACTACTTGTATCAGTTTCTTTTATTCCACTTCGCAACCATCTTTGACCGCGTGACATTGCTGGGACCAAACAACACAAGCCCGCAACCGTATTCGTCGGTAGGATCGTGTTCGGTGCGTCCGGTTCCGCAACCAATGTTCCACGACTGCCTTTTCCCCGTGATCGGCTGAATTGCATGGGACTCCCGTCCGCATAATGGACACGGTTTTAATTTTTCGCCCGCCAATTCCTCGCTCCTAAAAAAATTCCATACTTTGCTGACATAACTCACAATCTCCAATGTTTCCAAGGGTAGAGGAAGCGTCGTCCGCGCCTTCATTCAAATTCCGACTCAGGTCGTTTTCCGGTCGCCAGTTGAATTGCATCTCTGACGATTCTTCCCGCGTGAAACGTCCTTCCGTGCGTCGACTCGTCTCGCTGTATCCACGTCAATGCAGCCTGCAACGCTTCCAGCATTTTCGGAGCTACCAGCTGCAGCCGTCTTTTTTCCCGCATTGACTCAATCATACTGCATGAGTCACACGGAGTCTGGTCGCCATCACATCCGCATACATCACACATGATTTGTCCTCCAAACCACAGCGTCAACGAGGTGGCAAATCATGTGCGGTTGGTGCCCAATCGGCACTTCCTCACGGTATCGACGAAGCAACTCAATCGCCTCATCACGTTCACTAACAAGCCGTTCCGCTCGCACTCTGGCACAGATCAACGTGTGGGCCAACGCACTCACAGCTGAGTGGCTGAGCGTGTAGCCTTCGCCCCGCTCGTAAGCGTTGCACATTGTGTTGATCCAGCCAGGAAGGCACTCAGACACATCACTGCGCCCGACTGGCGGTTCGTTTTTCATGATCGTCGTGGCTTCAATGACGTGCATTTGTCTTTCCCTTTGTTTTCTTCAATTCCCACAAGCAGAGGACACCACGTCCGCGCCTACTTCCACGCACCATAATTATCACGATAGAACCTGATTGCATCGCAGACTTCCGCTTCCGACTCGCCTTCCTGCCAGTGCGCTTTTGCCATTCCGTCGTATGCACGTTTCAGCAGGCTTTCCGCCTTTTGCAGCCGCGTTGCGAGCTTTCCGATCTTTTCCAGATCAGGAACCAAATGTGGCGGAATCGCGACTCTGGAGCTTCGGTCTAGATACTTCTGATGCGCGTCGCAATCTTTGCACCAGTGCCAGTGGTCTGTGTATGGGTCGCCATGGCCACCAGTTCCAGAGCATGTTTCACAAACGTCCGTCATTGAAATATCCAATGTTTTCTTCGTTCCAAGGGGGGAGAGGACCACGAGACCGCTGCTTGTTACCACCGCGAACCATGCTCATCCTTCGGGGCCAACCCCAATGCGATGCCCTCAAACCCGTCAGCCCTGAACAACAGCCCTGGAGCGTGCTTGTCCATGTGCAGTTCACTGGGGCAAACCATCGCGTTTGGCAGTGCGAGGATACGCTTTAAATTGTGCGACTGATGCTCTTGGCCACAAATCACAGTGATATTCTTGTGCCCATAAGCGAGCCCTTTGCACGTCGGGCAAGACTCATCACGAATCGTGTTGTCGTCGATGTCGTACCCGAGACGGCCGCAACGCTCATCAGTAAAATAGCCCCATTCATTTAAATCGGGATACTCATCTCCGTACGACACTCGCCTGTCACCGCATTCAAAACACATGCCAATCCCATCGGCAATCGTCGGCTGAATGTCGTCCGGAGTCAGCTGTCTCCACTGCTGTGCAGGACGAAACCAACTCTCCCAAATCTGATCAATCTTCGGCGGCAACTTCCGCTCTCCGACCTCCTGCCGGTTTGCGATTTCCGCCCGGATCATTGCCCGCGTGTCCGTCGCATAAGTCAGCGATCCCCAGCCGAATGGAGCATCAATCGCCCATCGGCTGCAATCAGGATCGCAGAACGCCAGCATCAGCCGCTCGTCTGGGACTGATGCCCGCAGTTGGATCGTCGGGGCCATGATTGCCGCCGCGATGCCTTTCAACACTGTTCGTCGAGATACCTGCATTTGTTGAAATCCCCAATGTTTTCAGAAGCAGATGAACCACGAACCTCTACTACTTTGACGCTCTCGACCATTCCGCAATCTTATCTCTGATCGGCTGCCACGTGCTCTGATGCCACTTGTGAGCAGGCTTGCCATCACGCAGGTCATTCATGCAATCCAGTTCGATTCCACTGGCAATGGGCCTGCCTGTCTCCGCGTCATGGTTGATGCACCGCGCGGCGAGTTCGCCCCCACACTCAGGACAAACACCATCGACTGAGCATCAAAAGTCCATAAAGGCCGCTTTCCGCGATCAATGAACTCCAACTCATATCCTGAGTAGCCAATCTCTGCGTGATGGCAGTCCAGCTTCACGCCAAAATAGTCGCCAGTGTCACCATTGACGCTTTTCACAGTGCCGTAGTGGCCACGATCTGCGCCAAACTTCACCCTGACCCTGTCCGACACGCAAAGAAATGACATGCTTCACCCCAAAGTAGCAGTGGAATCACCAAAAGCGGCGTTTCCCTGATGTTTTCTTCAATTCACCCGCAAACCGCCAACAAGCAGCGGAACGGAATACCTCTATTGATTGCCTGTTTCAAAATCGCGATTGCCGCAATTGCCGCCTCTTCAATCTTTACTGTGGCTCGCTTCACTGCTGGTTTCACATGAAAGACTTGACCACGAATCCAACCAGCAGAGCGAATGCCGGCCTCAGCGTCCCTGTGATAAATGCCTCAATCAGCTTTTCGCTAAAAGGCTTCTTTCCGTCGTCGGCCTTGATGCCATGAGCGAGGTAACTGAACGTCATTGCGATGCCTATCGCGGCTGGAACAGTCAACGCAACGCAGTCGAATGTCGGGACAACGAACCAGCCCCAAAGTACAGAGAACGCAAACCCATTCAGGATCTGGCTGTAAACGATAGTCACCGCAACAACTGTCGCAAATCCAATCACACGCATTTTGAAATCTCCTTTGTTTTCATCAAATCCGGGAAGCAGAGGAACCACGATCCGCTACCTGTTACTCATGCTCTCGCTGACATTCCAGCTCCATCAGCCTGTTCATCGCGTCTAGATACTTCTGCCGGTATTGGTCACCGCGTTCCTTTTCCAGAAACGCACACACCGACAACACCCCGATGGCCATGAGATTCAGGAGTGAAACCACAATGTCGCAAAACATACAAACTCCAATGTTTTTGAAAGCAGCGGAACGGAATTCCTCTACCCCTGCCAGTTCTCAATCAGCCACTGAACCGCCTTCGATCGATCGAGCCCGGTCGCCTTCATGATCTCGTCCAGCCGCCTGTCTTGTGCTGGTGTCAGGCTGATGGCCCGGATGATCCGCTTCATCTTTGGTGCCTTCTTCGGCTGCCCTTTGTGTGCTCGTTTTTTCATCGACTAACTGTAATACAAGTATTAGCGGGAGTCAATTAGATTTCCGGCTTGTACACTTGCCGCCGACCCCCCTTCTGTCAAAAGGGGGACCATGATAGAGGATAGATTAAAAACATTGGTGTTTTCGATCTCTTAAAACTCAACAGGGTAGACCCCCCTAAAAGTCATGACGGAAGGGGGTAAAAGAGTGTCTTTATAAGCGCTAAAAAAAATTTTCCCTTATTATTATAAGGATTTTCGTAGTGAACATTTGCTATGACCAGCGTCAAATCGACCCTTGACGGAAGGGGGTAAGGTCGTGACGGAAGGGTCATTTTTCGAAAACTTCCGTCAAGATCCTACAGGAACAAAAAAAGCCGTTTCGGACACCCGAAACGGCTTTCTGTACACCTATCTAGTTTCACTCGATGGCAGAGAATGTAACTGCCATCCTTCCCCCAGTCTCCCTCTCCCCTTGCTGAACGCAACCAGACTGAATCAAAGTTGCCAAGATGTCGGCCCTGTCCCTTGGTTTCAATTTTTGCGTTCGCCGAGTTATTTCATTCATCCCCCATTCCCCAGGACGAGATCTGAGCATAGACCGCATCTCATTGACCATTTGTCCGAACTGACTTCCTGACACGTGCCTATCGGCCTGCTGGAGAATTTTGCGAGTGATCCAGTTATTGAGTCGGATTGCCAGTTCAGCGTCTTCCAACTGGATCGTCGGCACGTACTGACCAGAAGCACGAGAGCAGGCAAATAGCATTGCGAGCTTTACTGTCTTTTCAGCCGCTCTCGACCAGATGGCCGCAGTGATCGGCTCCTCTGTCATTCTCCGCTTGGAAATCTTGACTGCGTGCTCATGAAGTCTTTTGTGTGCCGCTTCGTCTCGCTGAATCAGGATTGGCGTGGACCCATCTGATTGATCGGCTAAGTTTCCGGTCGACGTTCTCAGTTGCATCCACCACGCAGCCTGATCAATCACACTCTGCGGAATCGGATCTGTGGAAGGGTCTTGATAATCGACGTACTTCGAGGACTCAAAAATCAGGCATCTGCCAATCAGCCCACCAGACAGATTCTTTTCTGTCATCGCCTCCCAAAAGTCTTTTGGAACTGCAGTCCCGTGCAAAACCAAATGGGGGAAGTGCAGAGTCTTGACTTTCGCCCTGTCGCCGTAAGCGTCCCCTGTCCAGATGTCATCAGCCGACGAAAACACCTGCATCAACACGCTTGCGATCTGAACCAAATGCGGGCTCGATCGGTCTTGCATGGCCATTGCCAAGTGATGAATCTCATCGACTTGGAAAAGGATGTTCCACTGTTCCGACAACGCCGACAAAATCCCAGCATGACTTCCGATTCGTTCGGGGCCAATCATCCGATCACCGCCACATAGTCTCAGGATCTTGCGATTGAGCTTTCGGCCATGATCCTTGCCAGCTCCGGAAAGGGCCAAGGAAATTATCATGAGGTTTGTTCTCGCGCCGCGGTCTGACACCTTGCCGCCGGTCAGCGTCGATAGCAGCGACAACGCCGCACCCATTGCAACCTCTGGAAGCGGATAGTGTGCCGTCGCAAGGTTATGCCTGATCAACTCGCCGAGGAATCCCGGCAGTGACTGGCAGTCGATTGGGAAAGGCTCGTCGCCAATCTTCGTCGCCTCCCTTGTGTTTAGGATTAAATCAAGGCAGACCGGGGAATGATGGCTTTGCACCAAAAATGACGACAATTTATCTTCGCGTGGCGTCCCGTTTTTTCGGCCATTAACGGACGCCTCTTTCAATTCGTCAGCACGCAGCGGTGGGTTGTTTTTTCGGTTCCAGTCACAAAGGATGTCGAACACTTCCGCGTCCGTCAGGCGATTGTGAAACTCATCTTTCAGCGAATGCAGATGACCGGAAAGGGAGAATGCAGCATTACGAAGATTTCCTTTCGCTTCTCCTGGCACGTTGTCCGCATAGGCTGACGCCCGCTGAAGAAGGCTTGTGGCCTCGACTCTTGGCGGCGCTGGCTCATGTTTGACGGTGCCTTTCTTTTCCTGCTCTCCGCTCAGATAGGTTTTGCAAAGCCAGTCGATTACGGATTGACCATCACCGATCTCATCATTGCCGTTGTAAACGTCGCCCGTGATCGTCCAGAATCGATCGTGGTCGTAGCATTCAATCTGCTGCTTGTAGGCCTTGCCGGGATTGATCTTGTGAAGACAGCGGAACCCGTCAGGCTTGCGGGCCTTCGTAATAAACTTGACGCCTGTTTTGCTTGGCGAAATTTCCGCGTAAGCAACGCCGTCAAGTCTTGCGATGATTGGTAAGGCCCAGTCGCGGAAATCGCCATATTCCGTCAGGCAGTTGTCAAGGTCGATGCCCGTGTATGGTTCTGCGATTACGGTGGCAATGCCCTGATAATAGATCGAAGAATCGACAGCGATATCGAAAGCACACCACGCAGACGGGTCAGTTGAGCTTCCAGCATCACCGCCGAGCCTAATCGGAATCTTCGTGCCCTTGGCGTTGTAGTTCCAGAGCATCCATCGCTTTAGGTCTTTTAGCTCTTGTGGAACGCGGTCGTAGTCCATTACTAAACCTCATCATCATTAGTGATGTACGTGACGTGCTTCTGAGCCCGAGTCGCTGCTGTGTATCTCCACTGAGGAGAAGCGGCCATATCCTCAATAACTGCAATTCGCGGCCATTCAGAGCCCTGCGACTTATGGCACGTCACCGCATATCCATCCTGCACCCGAACAGAGTTCCTGTCTGCTGGGTCGAACGTTATCGGGAATCGCTTTCCGCATTCCGTCGTGATATTGCTGCCGTCGAATTTCGACACCGTAAACATTTCGCCGTTTGCGATTCCGTGCTGATAACTGTTGTATATGCAGACAATTCTAAGTCCGATTTCAATCTGTTTTTTAAACCCAAGCACGTGACGAACACGCTGATTGAAACCAGAAATAAAAGTGTTTCGATAACAGATGGCAGGCCAGAGACTATTGCTCAAAACATGGTCGACAACATCACTGAATGTCTGCACTCCAGCAGGATCAACACAAACTTGCTCACTGACTGACTTCCATTTCCGAGGGTGATTTCCGGCCCTTAGAAAGTTTGCAAAGTCAATCAGGTCTTCGCTTCCAGCGTGTCTCCACTGCGTGGTTAATTTCGCATCAAGCGATTCTTCCGACATAACTGATTCGCCGGTGCCGTCAGGATCAACCGGGGGCAACTGGCCATAGTCACCGACCCAAACAACGCGATTTGCACAGCGAAGAATCTTCCTTCTCATTTCGCTTGTAATCATTGATGACTCATCGACGATGAGAAAATCCTTGGAGACTTTCTTGTCGGAGAATACTGGCTTCAGTTTTCCGTCAGCGCCTTGTTCCTCATGCTCGAATCGGCACAGCAGGGAATGACACGTTGACGCCGCGACGCCTTTTCTATTGAGCACCTCAGCCGCTTTTGCAGTAGGGGCGATCACATCACAGTTGCTCATTTGCTCTCGCATGGTTTTTACAAGAGTTGTTTTCCCAGTTCCTGCTAATCCGCCAAGCCTGAATTCTTGTGATGGGCTTGAGGCCATCCACTGCAGAAATTTTCTGTAAGCCTGCTCTTGGTCTCCTGATCTCTTAAACACAACATCACCCGCTTTCTAAAAAGGAACGTCCTCATCAAGACCGCTGTACGTCTTGGACTCTTCAACCGCTGCCAGCTCCGTCGGCTTCTCACAGCCCCATTCACAATTGATAACCTTCGTGAACTTGCCGTCTTTTTTCGTCGTGATCTTCACCGGCTTCCGAGCCACTCCCATCGCCAGCAGCGCCAGCGCGTCGTCTATGGTGTCAGGCTCTTCGCAGTCCGACCGCCGCTCCCACCACAGGCCCGCCATCGTCTTTCCGAAGTTGCCTCGAACGTGCTGAAGGCAGACCCATTCAGGAATAACTTGGCGCTGCAGATTTCCTTCGCCTTTCGAGACGACGTAATCGACCCGCAGCGTCGGCGGCGCTAACTCATCATCTCGCTTGACGTGTCGCTTGTAGATGACATCGACAACAGTCCATTCTTCCGCAGGCATCGGCCCAGTGAGTTGCGAATCGGTGTCTGCCGTCGAGTCGTGAGTGACTTCCCTTTTGCGGGGGAAAACAAACCCGCATTCAGGGCAGGCGGTTCGGCTCGCAGCCACGTCCAATTCACACGCGGGACATTGTTTGCCCCTGCCGTTTTCGGCTGCGACCGCGGCCCTGCCTTTGCCTTCGATGGCGCGGCCGAAATTGTCGTCATCGATTGAACCATGCCGAGCGATGTTGCCGCCGAAGTCGAGGAGCAGGCACGAAGTTTTCCCTTCATGCAGCCTTAGCCCTCTCCCCACCATCTGACAAAACAAACCAGGCGACATTGTTGCGCGAAGGATCGCAATCGCGTCGACGCATCGAGCGTTGAAGCCAGTTGTCAGAACGTCGCAGTTCACTAGCCAGCGAAGCCGACCAGTTTTGAAGTCACTGAGCATAGTCGCCCGCTCGATGTCCAGCGTCTCGCCAGTGACAACGCAAACACGTTCGCCCGTCAAAGCCGACAACTCGTTTGCGATGTCTTCCGCATGGCAGACACCGCTGGCAAAAATCAGGATTGATCTTCGGCCATCGCACTTCGACCAAATCTCCTGACAGGCTTTTTTGACGGTGTCATCACCGCCGAAAACCGCCTGCATTTCCGATTCAACAAACTCCCCGCCCCGCAACGCAACTTTGTCAGTGTTGACCTGAAAGTCTGCTGGTTTGTTGGTGATCGGACAAAGAAATCCTTCGGTGATCAGCTGCGCCGTTTTCGCTTCAAAAACGATCCGCTGAAACTGTCGATCAGGTCCGCAGATCGGCCCTGTTCCGGTACGGAAAGCGGTAGCCGTGAGGCCGACAATCCTTAATCCATCTTGCGCGATTCCTGCGAAGAACTGTTGATACATGGATTCTTCGAGGTCGCTGATTAAATGGCATTCGTCAACCAGCACAAGGTGCCGACGCCCCAAGTCCGCAGCCTTTCGGAATACCGATTGAATGCCAGCGACAACCACAGCGTTGTGGATCTCTTTGGATTTCAGCCCGGCTGAGTAGATCCCAACATCAACGCCCGGAATCAGGCTGCGAATTTCTTCGGCGTTCTGCTGCAGCAACTCTTTGCGATGTGCCAACACCACAACACGCCCGCCGAACTCCAGAGCTTGGCGGATCAGCAAAGCGATGAGCAGGCTTTTTCCCGCGCCGGTCGGCAAGACCACCACAGGGTTCCCCTGCTTTGCAGACAGGTAAGACCAGACCGCGTCGTTTCCCCGTGACTGATACCAGCGAGGGCTAAGCGTAGGCGTTTCCATTTTTGTCATCCTGTCGGTCCCAGTCCATTAAAGAGTCTTCCGCCACCTCAATCGTCGGCTCAGCAGGCTTTCCGACGGCTACCGTGATTCCGGCCTTCCGCCATCGCACTGCCTTCCGCACCATCTCCAACGGCTGACTGGCGATGTCTTCCGGCATCGGGTTTCCGTCCGTCTCCAGCCAGTGCCTTTTCAACTCTTCCAACTCCATGGATCTCACCTTTTAAAATCTCAAGAGACTGGCGAAGCCAATGGCCGTCGCCAGTTGCGTTGTCGTAAGTCGAAATCATCGCTGAGTCACCAACGCGATAATTGTCGCGCCACAGTTCCGAACAGCGTACATTGCATCGCCAGCCCACGCCGGATTCCCCAGACGAATCAATGAATCCTGCGCGTCGGTAATCATGCTTTGAGCGAGGTTTTCAGCCTTCTCAATCTCAGGCTTCAGGGCTTCCAAACGAGTACGGATTGCGGCTTGGCGTTCAGCTTCAGCTTTGGCTTCTGCTGCCTTGCGTTCCTCCGCTGCCTTCGCTTCTGCGGCCTTGCGAATCTCGTCTTGTTGTCGGCGGAGTTCTTCGCGTTCCGCTTCCATGGCTTTGCGTTGTTCGGCCATGGCGGCTTCGTCGACGCGTCGCTGGCGTTCGATCTCTTCGGCGCGAACTCGCAACTCTTCTGCCTGGCGTTTCGTTTCTTCCGCCATCTTCGCGGCCAGTTCTTCACGCTCCTTGCGTTGTTCGGCTTCAAACGCTTCAGCCTGTCGTCGTTCTTCGGCGATCCGCTCTGCGATTTCCGCAGCCTGCTTGCGAGCCTTGCTCAGCCACCACATCCATTCCTCGTCCGGCAGATCAGCCGCCGCAAGATCGACGGGGATTCCTTCCGCAACCATGTCGTTAAGTCGCTTCTGTTTTGCTGCGACCTTCGCGGCTTCCTTCGCGGCCTTCTCCGCCTTTTCAACAGCGTCGAAAGCGTCTCGTTCGGATTTGAGCTTTGACTCGACTCCGTCGACCTTTTCGGTCAACTGCTTCGCGATACTGTCGACCGTCCGGCCGTAATCAAGCGAAGCCTGCTTTAGTTCCTTCCGCTTCTTTTCAATCGCCGCGTTCAACTTCTTGACAGCCTTGTGAGCCTCTTCGACCTGTCCGATTCCAGCCTCCGCAACAGTCAAAAGACCGTAAGGCAAGACTTGAGAAATCATGTCATTAAACGTCGATAGTTCCTGCACCGCTCTGTCCGTCATTGACTGCGGTTGTTCGATCATCGTTTCCATTCTTCACCCATCCCTTTGCGACTTTGTTAAAGTGATCAATGTCTTTCTGTTTCCACTTCGTTTGGCCTCGCTCCATTTCTGATATCTTGGCGAGTGACCAACCTAAACTTTTCACTGCGTCTTCTTGCGACAACCCGGCAAGCTTCCTGATTTCCTTCGCGGCCTCACCTGTCGCTTTGTGATCAGTAATCACCACGGCCTTCAGCTTTGCTCGCAGTCTTACAGGCTCAATGAGCTTGTTCTCTCGCGGCCTCGGGCCTTGTGGATTCCTGACCGTCTTCCTTGGCTTTGCCTCTCGCTTCGGGCGAGGCTCTTCGCCAATGATTTGCTCTGGTGTCCATCCGGACTTCATGCGGAAATAAAGGGCCTCGCGGGAGATGCCTTTCATTTTCGCCCAGTTGGTCAGCAGGTATTCTCTGTCTCCGACCCGGAGAGAAATTGGCGGCTTCACGGCTCCTCCTCAATCCGCTCACACCGCAGATCAATCAGAGTCATCCCGTGCTCAGCCCGAAGTTTTTTGCAGAACTCTTCACGGTACTCCTTGACCTGCAGCTGCTTGAACTGCCACAGTTCCAAGCTGGTAATGATTTGCTCCTCTTGCCATGCCTTAGCGCGGCTCTTCAGTTCATCTTGGAGCTTCGAAAAAATCATCGCCGGAAACGGCGATTGAATTTCAGTGATCAGGGTTATTCGGCAGAGCATTTCGCCCTCCTTGTGTCGATGAAAAAAGGCGCGGAGACGATCCCCGCGCCATGAAAAAAAACAAAACGACTACCAGCCGCCTGGTTTTGTGGCTCCGGATGTTGCAACTGCCTGCGTTGTCGCACCAGGAAGGCAGGCTTTGTAGCCCTTCACTTCGTTCTGATTCGTGCCGTTGTATTCCTTAACGGCCAGCTTGATCATCAGCGGTTTCATGTGCAGGGCTGACGAATCGCCCGGCTTCGGAACGTTCACAGCTTCGCAGACTTTCTTGAACTGCTGCTGAGCGATCGTCGTGGCCTGCGGGTTTTTGTTCCACAGGTTGAACCGATCGATGATCGTCCGGTTCTTGTACTGGCCGTCGACGATCTGCAGTTTGACTTGCAACAGCTCGCTTGAACCGTCCTTCGTTTTCTTTCGCTCGCTCTCAGTGATGACAGCCCGATACTCGCCAGCAGGCAAAGCCTCGAATTCGCTGTCCTTAACTTGCGTTGCGTCGTAACCACCCAAATCAGCCATTGGCCTTTTCCTTCTTTAAAATCTCACTAGGAACAAAAAACTCCGCATACTTCTCGAACGAAAACTCTGTCATCTCTTCCGGCATGTTCAGACGGTTCTTGGCGCGGACGCCTGCCGTCGGTGATGTCCTGATAATGCGCTCAGTTCCACCCGCCGCAATGTTGCGCGTGCGATTGAACCCCGCGTCTTCTTTGACTGCGTAGGTTCGGAACGATCCGAAGAAAACCTCTTGGCACCAGTCGCTGAAAAGATCAGCCGCGTAATCCGTGATTGATGGCTCCCATCGCTCGTAGGACGGCGCATCTGGCGGTGTCATCTTTTTGCCTTCGCTGTGTGAAAGCAAAATAATCCCGAGCCCACGCTCTGAATGAAGCCAATCCATCATGAAGTGGAATTTGTTCCACGCGGGCTCAATGACTTTCTTGAGCTTTCCATAGCTGAATTTGTCATCGGCGAGGGACTCAACATTGGCGTTGATGCAGATCTGTTTTTCCAAGATGCGCTGCACAGCATCGAGCGTATCGATTGCAATCCATTTGTAAGGCCAGTCAGGTTTCTGGCTTTCCGTGTCGACATATCCGCCAGCGCCAACCCATGACTTCAAATCGTCATAGGTTCGAATGGGCGGCGTCTTATCCATGTCGACGTCTTTATCGTCCTCCAGATTTATCAGCAGGCATCCGCCGAAAGCCTGCGACGCAAACGTCGTCTTGCCGACAAAGTTTGTCCCATGAAACAACACGCGACGCGGGCCGCCTTGTTTCCCTTTTTGGATCTTCATCTCTTACCCTTCTTCTTCTTCAAACCCGTTTCCAAAATCACCACACCACACACTGCTTCCATCAATTTTTTCTTCAGGTTGTAGACCGGCGTTTTCATGCCTTTGACGTCCTCAACAACCTCTTTGCCGTTCTCGATATAAACGAAGTCCGCGATATATCGGCAGATCTTTTTCCCGTTGACTGTTATTACATAAGGCACTTGCAATCGAAGCTCAGAGATAAGCCCAGCCGATTGAATAATCTTCAACACGCCATAGCGTGCGGCCTCTGCCATCGAGTCGAATTTGATGCCGTCGACGACGGTCTTTTTTGCTCGGTACTTTGAACGGCGTATCATTGCATCTCCCCTGGCAACGGCTGGCCGATTCCAACAGTCGGAACGATCGGTGGACGATCGGGTTTAATGACCGGCCCTTCGACATCGACAATCCGCTGAATCTCGGA